CACTGGTGACGCTACTATTGGCCGCGCCCTGCGCAGATGCAGCGCCAACACTTCCAGCGCCAGATACGCCAGTGATGCTGCGGTTAGCAGTGCCTTGCGCAGCTACTGTTCCAACTGCACCTAAACCAGATACTCCGACAGCGTTTACTGTTCCACCACTAGAGGTTGTGACAGAAACAGTGTTTACAGAGCCAGTCCCAGATACGCCGGTAAGCGTTACGCTAGAAGTGCCTTGAGGAGTTAACGTGCCGACAGAACCTGTGCCAGACACCCCGGAAATATTGGGCCTTACTGACGGGGTTACAGTGCCAACATTACCTAAGCCAGATACACCAGTAGCATTAGAGCTTACTGCTGCAATCTCATTGCCAATACTACCAGTGCCAAAGACGCCGGTAATGATTGGGCTGACTGCAGTGGCTGCGGTGCCGACACTTCCCGTGCCAGATACACCTGTGGCGTTGCGATTGGCCGCACCTTGCGCTGTGGCTGTGCCGACGCTTCCCGCGCCAGATACGCCAGTAACTGATACCGATACATTGCCGCTTGCTGATGCGGTAGCTGTACCTACAGTACCAGTACCATTTACACCAGTAACGCTACGGTTGGCGGTGCCATTCGCAGTTGCTGTACTAACAGTGCCAGTACCAGAAACACCTGTAATGCTTCTACTTGCAGCACTTTGGGCCGTGACCGTGCCGACAGTGCCGGTGCCATTTACACCCACAATAGTGGGTTGCACTGCCGGAATTACAGCCCCGACGCTTCCCGCGCCAGATACACCAGTGACGGTTCTATTAGCAGTGCCCTGCGCAGTTACAGTGCCAACACTACCAGCACCAGATACGCCTGTGACATTCCTACTAGAATCTACACGCGCAGTAACCGTGCCGACAACACCAAGAGGGGCGACAGTCGCGCCTACCCCTTGGCCCCAGCCTTGATCCCCCCAGGCTACGCCAGTTGCATTCCAACCAATCCAAGCAACTATGGCGTCAGCCATGTTTTAGGGAGATTAGGCGATACGCACGATAGCGGTGGTGGCAGCGGCAGCAGGCAGCACGATGGTAAAGGTGCCAGACGTTGCAGTAGCCGAACCAAACGACAGGATGGCGATAATCGCGTTACTCTGCGTGGTGTTATAAATAACAGCAGAGTCTGCAGTAAACGAAGCACCTGTCCACTGCGGGTCAGTCGTCCAGTCAATCCACGCTTCACCGCTGCCTGAGCCGGTGACAAAGCCCGACATGGCGATACCACCAGCGGTGTAGCCAGTACCAGTAATTTCACCAGTAGTACTATACACAGTGCTAGTGGCATTCCACGTAGCGGCGGCTTGCGTGTACAACGCAATTTTATACGTATCGGTGGTCTGATACGTGCCGGAAATAAACCCCAGTTTAGCGGCGGTGGGCATGCATTGGGTAACAGCCATTTCGGTTCCTTAAAGTGTTAAACTAGGATTGGTTCCCAGTTGGGTGTTTGGGCGGTATTTTGGTTAGCCCACGAAGAAGTTTGGGGGTTTGGTACTACAGTCCAGTCGGCATTTTGCGTATTAATTACAGGCGCCCATACGAGCACACCTCCTACAACTCCATACCCTGCAACACCAGTAACAAATACTAGCGTATTTGCAGTCGCATTTACTGTCACAGTGCCAGTCAGCCCAGAAGCAAATACCCCAGTGGGGTTTACCTCTGCACCAGCCCCGGCTACAACCGTTACAGTGCCTACGTCACCTTGCCCAGAAACGCCCGTGGCGGTCCCAGCTACTTCAACTGTAGCACTTCCAGTGGTGCCTGCGCCAGATACCCCAGAAAGAAATTCTGAAGTACTGACTGAAAGACTGCCTACAGTACCTGTACCGAATACTCCAGTTACTGATACGGATGGGCTGCTAGTTGCTGCGGCTGTAACTGTGCCAACAGCGCCCGTACCAAATACACCGGTAACAAGCGCAGATATTCTTCCCTGTAGAGTACCTACTGAGCCTGTGCCAAATACACCAGTCGCTGATACAGATGCGTTTCCGGCTACAAACGTTGTGACTGAACCGCCGCTTCCAGTGCCCGATACGCCAGTAACACTGCGGCTAGCGGTTCCATTTGCAGTCGCTGTACCAACAGTACCCGCACCAGATACACTCGTTACCGACACCAATGCGGTGCCGTTTGCAGCCGCCGTGCCGACAGCGCCAGTACCAGATACTCCGGTCGCTGCTACAGAAGCGTTGCCACCAGCAGACGCTGTAACTGTACCAACTGTTCCTGTGCCGGATATGCCTGTGGCGTTGGTATCTACCGCCCCAAATACCGTACCTACAGTACCTAGTCCAGAAACACCAGTAACGTTAGCTCGAATAGCCGCCGTAACTGCGCCAACAGTACCAATACCAGAAACGCCAGTAGCGTTTGTCCTTACAGCTACCGATACACTACCTACTGTACCAGTGCCATTTACTCCAGTAGCATTTGCTGCAACAGCACCAATTACCGTGCCAGTAGTGCCCGTGCCAAAAACGCCGGTTACTGGTTGAGTAATTGAAACACTAAGAGTACCTACGGAACCTGTCCCAGATACCCCCGTAACAGCGACATTTACGTTGCCGCCGCCAGATGGTTTGAACAGCAGCAGTAATGACATACGCTATCTCAGTCTGGGCGAGTCCACTTAACCCGCCACGGGTGCGCAGGGTCGTATCCGTCATTTACCACAGAAAGCTGTTCGGCGGGCTCTGGCCGCTCTGCCATAGCATCTAAGGCTTCCTGCTCTGTTGCAAACGCGCCTAAAAAGATGTCTTCCATGATGTCACCCGTAGTAAGCATTTCTGCCAATGATTTCAAACATGGGCACTTCCTCTATTTCGTCCGTGCGGATGTCCTGCGTGAACCGCACCCAAGTGTCGCCCGCCCCGCCCGCCGCTGACCCGTTGCAGTTGTTGGTCACCGTGCCCGCCCCCATCGTGCCGACGTTGCGCACCTTCAGCGTTACCTTGATGCGCTCGCCCACCGCCATCGCCGTGCTGGTGGGGGTGTAGGTCGCGGCACCGTTGGCTGCTTCCGTGGTGGTGTACTCCGTGATGGTGGCCGGGACCGTGCTGTCGGCGACGATGGTGCTCTGCACGGTGCCGGCGGTATTCGTGCGCTCGATCAGGATGCCCCGGCCGGCGTTGACCGTGTTGGCGCTCTCCTGGCCGCGAATGTTGACCGTGATCGTGCCGCTGATCGTGATGGCCGTGGTGATCGGCTCGCTAAACCAGGACAGCGCCACCCCGGCGTTTGTGCAGGTGATGTTTGTGCCGCCGGCTGTTGTTGTGGTGGCGAACTGGACGCCTCCGCTGCCCCGGCGCTGAGACATGCGGCGCTGGCCCGCCCCGCCCAGGCTTGACGATTCAAAGCGCAGGAAGAAGTCGGTCGCCATCGGCTAAATCTCGTAGCCCCACACGCTGACCGTGATCGGGTTGATGGCGGCGGCCGTCGTCACGCGGAGCACGAAGTTAGCCGCGCCCCGTACAGGCGTGGGGAACGTGACATAGATGCCGGGTTTGTTTGTATTCGACGGGGCAAACTCGCCGTCAAAGACCGGAAAATCTGTACCCCGTGTGTACGTGGTATCAGCCGCCCCACCAAACCACACTTGCACCGCGCCGGCCACCGTACCACCCGCTTGGATTTGTAGCGAAGTAATATTTACAGCCAAACCCGCTGCAGGTGTCCAGAGTGCAGTGCCCGTTTGCGCGGCGGTGTATTGTGCAGTTTTGTTGGTGTTGACTGAACTGCGCACGCGGTCCCAGGTGGCACCGTTGTAACCTTTAAGGCGAGCATTAGTTACCAACGCAGGCGTGGTGGCCGCCTCCGCATCAGAGGCCGACACATCGACCACGGCATCATTCGTGCCGTCCGAAATGTCAACTTTACCAAGCATGTTGGTGCCAGCCGGCAGTGACCCGCCAATCTGTGTCACATCAACTTGCAGTCCATTGGCAATCGAAGAACGCAGTCGATCCCACGATGTGCCGTTGTAGCCCATAAGCTTGGACGACACATCAATGTGGTTCTCAGTGTTGTTCTCACCGTCATTGTGTACAGTATCCACCACAAGACTGTTGGTGCCGTCTGTAATACCGACAAAACCAAGCGTATTCGACCCCGCTGGTAATGACGCAGTGATGCGGGATACATCAACCAGTAGACCATTCGTGGCGTCTGCTGGCACTAACGTGCGAGAGCCATCCGTGCTGATAGCCAGCTTGTGAAGCTGAATATGTTCGCCAGTAGAGGTAACTTGGTCAGTGGCGACTTCAGTGCCACTGCCGGCTGTAATTGCTACATTGTCGGCCATGCCGAACCCCTCTAGTTAAATTACCCCGGTACGCACTTGCCCGCTGCGGTAAGCATCTTGACGCTGCTTGCCATCAACGAGGTTCTTCAACAGCGTGAGTGACTGCTTGTATTGGTCAGCATACAACTGCACAAGGTCTTGCTCACCCTTCATGAACCGGATAGCCTCAACCATCACCGCATTGAACAATACAGAGTCAAAGTTATCACCAAGCCAGCTAGTGCCCGCAGTAACAATGCTCTCTGGGTATGCGTAGTAATGAAGCTCCAACATGTAGCCCGCGCCGGCATTTGGTGTGGGGCCGACGATGAACGATAGCTCATTTGGGTCAGATGAATTTGGTCCAAAGATAGCGTAGTATTTTGGGACCGTTCCACCATCACTGGCAGTCGGATACGCCTCCCGAATAAAGTTTACATCTTTATTGAGTAAGTACGTATACGCCCCATCGGGTGCGATTACAGCCAAGCTAAAGACTGACAAGAAATCAGTAGGTGCAGAGACGTACTTATTTCCGGTGGTCAGGTTACCCGTCACGTTCTTGCGCGTTGCCGGCATCTGAACAGAATTGATGACCTTCTGTTCTGCCAACTGCGTCATTGTGGCAAAGTCAGTATCTGTGAAAGTGTTTTCACAGTAGTCTTCTACTGCAGTCCTTAGCTCAGTGTAATTCACACTGTACCCCTATTAGGCCATCGGGCCACGGGACATCGTGCCCTTAGTAGCCGCGCCGACACCACGCATCTTGATGCCAGTGGTCTTCGTTTCATTCAGCTTGCCAAGAGTGACGGGGGTGCTACGGCCCATCATCTTATCCCCACCCTTAACTTCAGTGTGCGGCTCAGCGTACACAGAGGCAGGGCCGACTTCTTTACCGCCCATCTTCATACTGAATTTAGCCATGATTAGTTTCCTTGGTTCTTGGCACGGGACATATTGCGCCCAAGCTTAGCACGGTCTTCAGTGGTGGGGCCACCCGGCTTGCCTTTCGGGGCCTTGATGGACTTAGTGATCGGGACTTTTTTGTCGCTCATAATCTATCCTTATTCGGTCACAACAACGGATACATTCCCGATAGCGAACGTAGGCATTTGCTCACGCTGCGGTTCGACGGGCTTATCTTCCGCAACCTCTTCTTGAGGCTCAAGTTTCTGTTCTTCCTGCATATGCGCTCCTTACGTGATAACAATTGTGACGCTGCCAACTAAGCCCTTCGGGGCAAGATCATTTGGAGTAAGCGAATCAGAGTTACCCCCACCCACCGGGTTCCACCCCCACTGGAAAACGCGGCTACCCTCGCTAGGGATGCCCAGTGAGTCAAGCCCTGAGGTGATGTAGCTGCGGTCGGGCCGTGGGTTCCGCAGAGCCTGGGGATCATCAACCGGATACATACCCAACTGCAATTGAGGGTGATCTGGCTCCCAGCATTGCTTACATACTAAGATGTTGATATTCTTGGTCTTAATGACCAGGGTTTTCAATTCCTTCAGCTTGAAACGGAAACCACATCGGTCGCACTCCGATATAGCCCGCTTGCCTTCAGTGAATCTATTACCCACGTTACACTACCTTAGGAGATGTACTGCTGGCGGGGAACAAACCGTACTGCAGCTTTTTCACGGTCTTCAGTAGACGCAAAGTCCCACGCCTCATCGTACTGTGCTTTAAGCACTTGCATGCGCTCTAAGGCGCCGGGAATCTTCATCGAGAGATAGTACGAAAGTCCTGCCACCATACACGGCAAAAATCGGAAGGGTACATCCATCGTATTCGCCCCCGTACCACCATCTTGAATACGACGCAAACGCCAGTAAACAAAAGTGTAGGTAGTACTGGGGTCAGGGATAGGCCACACCGTGATAGTAGGGGTAGGGGCTAGCCGATCAATATACACTTGAATCGGGCGGGCTTGAGTCAGTTTGTTCGGGATGGTAGCGTAGGTCGAAACACTGATGCGGGTGATATTTAAATCTGCCTGCGTAGACGCCGCACCAGCACCTGTACGAATTACATGCTCCAATAGGTCCACAGTATCACTAGGCAGGTTGTACGTAGCCGTGCCAGTGACGAGTGTAATGGACCCTTGCTCAACCGTCCACAGGTTAATGCCACGGTTCGCCCAATCAGCAAAAAGGAGGTTCAAAGACCTCCGTGCTGTTTTTAGGTCATAGCCCGTGCGTAACTCTGCACCACAGCGCTCAAAAGCTTCCTCTACCAGTTCAGTGAGGTCTAGATTAAACGTGGTGGTGCCTGATGTAGCCATTATCTAAATCCTGCTGTTTTCTTAGCAATGCGTTTGGGCTGCGCTACAAACTGTTTACCTGCAGCTTTGCCCTTGCGTTTTGCAGCGGTAGTGGCTGCGTACTCAGCGGGGGACAACGCTTTGATAGCTTCGGAGGGTAGGTAACGCTCCCCAGTTTTGCTGGAGGGCTTACCACTTTTAGTGGTCCACTTTTGTGCGGTCCACTCTTGTAGAGATTTTTGTGGTGCCTTCAATCTCTATACCCCCCGCCAGCATCCTTGTATTTCTTGGCTACTAACTGGGCTTTACGTGCAGACCACTGCCCTGCACTGGTGCCGTGGGTATCCGCCGCTTTGACCTGAGACACGATGCGTTTCCGTAACTCAGGTTTGGTGTAGTTGCCAGAAGCATTAACGGAGCCACCCTCCTTGTAGACATCCACTGTATTGGGGTTGTCCTTGCGCTTCACTTTTTTGGAGGAAGGCACTTTGCTGGGGTTGATGGCGCCCATGCCACGGCTAGCTAACATTAGCAAATCTTACAGTTAGTTTTACCCTTAGTGGCGATACCGTCAGCACGGCGCGAAGCACTGCTGACCGAGCCACCTGAGGCGTATTTCTTGACACTACCACCCTTTTTGTATTCTACGTCGATATCATCAGCGTAAGAAGCCTTTTTCGGGCGGGCCGGGCTATCCTTGAAACTGGAGCCTTTTGGCGCGCCCGCTTCAGCTTCCGAACGCTTAGCACGAACAGCAGCACGATTAGCAGCACCGCGCATGGTAGACTCCGCAGCTTCCATCTGCTGCTTAGGGGAGAACTTTTCAGCGCTCTTTGCAGCCTGCACAATAGGGGTTGTAGACTTGCCCCCAACTTTTGCGGCATCAATTGCTTTAGCAACGCGGCTAGCAACACGATCAGCGTGCCCCGCAGTACGCAAAGCAGCGGCAGTGCCCAACGCACCAACACCTGCCCCGCCAGCGGACAAAATGCGGCTGAGATTGCTAGGACCAGAGGTGTTTTCACCAGTAGAAGCAGGTGCCTTAGGGCCGTTCGGGTCGATGGGGATTTCAGCCCGACCAGTAGACCGTTTAGCGGGAGCATCACTCGCCACGTCCGCTGCCTTATCTTTGGCTTCGTCAGTGGTAGAATCGACTTCTACTTTACGCGCCTTTTTAACAGCAGTCTTGGTTTCTTCTTTCTTACCACCACTCTCTACAAAGCGACGAGCGCGGGCATAGGTGTCTTCATCGAAGCGGCCACCCTCAGGTTTATCGCTTGGTTTCATTAGCATTTACCCCCGCTCATCATCTTAACTTGCTTAGCCTTGGTCTTACCCTTCTGGGCAATACCATCAGCAGCGCGGGTGAAACCACCACTCGCCATCTTCTTAGCGGGACCACCAGCTTTAAGGCCAGCGTGCGCTTTAGAAGCGGGTTTAGCAGCGTGCTTGGCTAAACTTTCAGACTCACCGCCTTTTTTCTTAGCCATCATAGCCATAAACCCAGAGTTCATTTTCGTTGCCATAGCTTCACCGCCTTTTGCGAATTTACGGCCCTTGTCGGCCCGTTCAAAATCAGAGCCTACGCTCTGGGGAATACCCACCTTTTTTGCAAAAGCGGGTGAATGAGATACCGCCTGCATTAGACGGTGTTGTTTTGCGCTTGCGGAGGGCACTTTACTCTCCAGCGCGCCTATGCCCAATAACGCTGTCCAGCTTCTGGTCTAAACGGTCAAACCGTTCCATGATCCTGCCGAAGTCGCGTTCAAACTCAGCTTTTGGAGTGTAGTTCTTAGGCACTTCGATCTTGAACTCTGACAGATGCTGTCGAAGTTCCTTGACATCCTCAATGACAGTTTTCAAGAAGTACCCCAAGATAGGTAAGATGCCTGTCAATACAACAGTGATAATTTCTAGCGGCATGATGACTCAACAGTTCCAAGCTTTGAGTGATTTATTGATGCGACTATTCGGATCTTTAGCAGTCTTCGCGCTAGTTAACTTCTTCTTCATACCCTCCATACGGGCACAAAATGAATCACGCCTAGAACCACCCTCAGGTTGCGGGGCTTTCAGCCCTGGTTTTCCTGGGTTCGTTTTGTTGTAAGAGGCTCGCCCTTTAGCGTTAAGTCCACCGGACTCAGCTTTGCCTTCTTTGCGGGTCCATGCTGGGGATTTAGCCATAGTGTGATTATGGGTTAAAAGTTAGGAAATGGTGCGGCTGGCGGGGTGAAAGCGCTGGTGTAGCGACCCGCTCCCACTGTCAACCGGAAGTCATCGATGTAGCAGCGCCCGCCTTTGTTCGCGCCCGCGCCGGCCGCCCATGATCCCAATGTCCATTGCGCGTTGGCGCCCATGTCATTGGCACCAGCCGCAAAGTTATCAACTAGCGTTCCGTTGATAAACGTGCGGCAAGTTCCTGATGCGCGTGTAATGGCTAGGTGGTGCCAAGTGTTGATGGTTAGGCTGCCGATGTCATTTCTGGCGTTTCCAATGATGTAAACACTAAGCGTGTTCCCTGCGCCTGTAAGGAAATAGAGGTCTAAATTGGCGCCGTCTGCGGCCAAGAAGTAAATGCCAGCCGTCAGCGAGGTAGGGTAGTACCAAAACTCAACACAAAAATCGCTGGTCCCAACGCTCAACGCCGATGCGGTTGGAAGCGTCACCACAGCATCGTTGCTAGCGTCGGTGAAATTGCCACTGAACTCAAACCCGGACTTCACAACAACGTCGGAATAAGCCAGATTCGATGAAGTAGCTACAGTGCCCGTAGTGCTGTTGTCGGTCAGATTGTTGTCCAAGTGGAACAACGCACGGACCTGCCCATACAAAGGGTCACCACTAGGGCCTAACGGTCTTAAGCGGGGGGCTCCGAAGCCTAATCCAAACGACATTTGATGCGCCTATTTAGTTACGCCTTTAGACTTCTCAAAAGTGCGAAGTCCGCCGATCCCAAGGAGTCCAGTGATAACCACCCAGAGTAAATCCATGTTTAGCTGGGGAGGCGCCGGCCAGCCTTTAAGAGCCGACAACCAAGCCAATAGCGGCTGCACAAGCACTGCATAGGTGAAGCCAACGACACCCGCCCAACCAAAGCCGGGTCGCCATCCTGCTACAAAGATACTGGGATGCGCGGCTTCTTTCGCGTTGATTTCTAACTGCGCGATGACCTGCTTCAGTTCTCCATCTGCTGCCATACGCACAAACTCTGCGTCTGCCTGCATACGGGCGTTTTTATCCTCCGGGCCGAAGCGGTCCAGAAGACTCTTGCCAATCTCAAGGACCGGGCCAATAAGCAGCGGGTTCATCGCATCCCTTTAGGCTCTAAACTTAGTAAATTCCAACTAAGCTAGTTGCCGTGGTATTAGTAGCGAACACACGCACAACTTGAACAGGAACAACGGCGCCCGTGGGTACGCCTAAGAAAACTACATCATCCCCCTGAGCGGTCAGCACCCTAACCGCACCAGTAGCCCCCACATAAACCACAGAAGGCTTATGCAGGTTATCGGTATCACTGGGGGTGATCGCAGCAGCGCCCCCCGGATACATGGGGAATGTGGGGCTGTACTGAGTAGATTTACCCATGTTATGCCCCTTGATTAAGCGTTAGGACCGTAAGTACCGTCAGGATTGCGGACGAAATAGACGATATTCAGTACACCAGCGCCAGTGCCGCCGCCACCGTTAGCTTGCGTGAAGCTAATAACAGCGTCACCAGTACCCACGTTACCCACCAGAGCAGGATTAGTCGTGCCAAGCGCAATAGGCGCAACACCAGTCGCGCCAGCAGTGCCCGTCGAGACAGCAGCAGAAATAGCGGTGCCGTTCACAAAGATAGTGAACGTAGGCGCAGTAGTGGTGTACGCAGTGGTCGTCAGGAACTGAATCTGCTGAATAGCAGAACCAGCCGGGATGACTGCCAGCAGAGTTTGCGCAGTGGTTTCTGCGTAAGCAACGGTCTTGAATTGGGATACGGGAGAAACCCCCATATTGCGGATGGTTCCCGCAACAGAGCCGGTAGTCTCTTTAACAGTACCGAGCAGCCAGGGGCCTAAACGGGAAGCGATAGCCATTGTATTTTCCTCAATTTGCACCCGCCATCCCTGAGGGGAGGTCTGCCAAGAACAGTTGGCGGGCTATGTGGGTCTTGGTAGTCGAAGGCTACCACTGTATCGGCAAAAGTGTCAAGGGAATTAAAAAAGCCCTCCGAAGAGGGCTTTTAAAGTGTGGCGGTATTAAGCGCCGGGGGAGCCGTAGATACCCAGCGGGTCGCTGACACCAAAGCTGTAACGCTCACGGGCCTTGTAGCGGGTATTGCCGGTGTCAAAGTCGCCGTCCATCGAAGTGCTCATCGGGGTACGAACGAAGTGCTTCAGACCATTCGGCACATCGGTGGTCAGGAACCACGCATTGGCGTCGGTCAAGAAGTGGTTAACGGTGTACCCATCGGGGATGCTGCCGTTGTTCTTGATGGCGTTGATGTCGTTGTCGGTCGTACCCACACGCAGGGACGTTTCCAGCAGACGAGTAGCAACGAACATCAGAGCAGGCGGGATCACCAGCTTCTTCGGCTTAGCTGCCAGCAGCAACGAACGCTCATCCGTCCACGCTGCGATAGCAATAACCGCCGACTCCAGAGCAGTCTCATTCAGGTCGGTGCCGACGAACGGACGGTTCTGGTTCCAACCACCACTGACCAGCGGGTGACCAGAGGTAGCGCTAGTGCCTGCACACAACGCAGCACCGTCGCCGTAGGTAAAGGCGGCGCTGAAAGCGTTGTTGAGGATAGCAGCAGCCTTGACCTGCTTGGTGTAGGCCATACCACGGGCCAGAGCCTTGGTGTACCGTGCCGACAGACTGTCGTACAGATTGTCTTCCATCGCCTCTTCGGTGATGGAGAAACCCAGGGCAATGGTTTCGTGGTTGTAACGAGCGGTCCAAGCTTCCTGACCGTTATCGTAGGCGATAGCAGAGCCTTCACTCTTCACCGGAGCGGCAGAGAAACCCGACAGCTTGGTTTCCTCTTCAAACGAGCGCTCAGAAGTCTCTTGTTCGTAGATTTCTTTGTGCTCTTCGCCGTAGCGGGCATACTCCAGGCCGAACAGAGCGTTCAAACCAGGGAGCAATTCCTTGAGTAGTTGTGCGCGAGAAATAGCCATGATTTAGCTCCTATTAGGCGACGTAGTAGCGGTGCGAACCGAAGGTGATCTTAACGAGCACTTCGGGAGTCTCGATCAGCGCAAGCGTACCAGCAACCGTAACCGTCGAAGCAGTCACCGTCAAAGCCTGCGAGGCGCTAGACGTCACCGTTGCCGCTGCCGTCAAAGCCGAACCAGTGAATTGCAGTTGTCCATTGACAACTTGCCACACCGCCGTACCGATAGGCAGAACGTCACCAACGGTCAGGCCCGAAACCGTCAGCGTGGTGGTGCCCGTACCAGAGACATAAACAGCCGGAACAGTGATCTGCGTATCTTCCACCAATTCCATCACGCGGAAGTTACCAGACGAGGTAGCCAGAGCCACAACGCCACCCAGCGAGTTACCAGTCGATGCCGAGCCAGTAACAGTGGTGCCCGCCATGTTGATACCACGGTTCAGCGGCGAAGCCGAAGCAATAGCCGTCGAGCCAGCAGCGGCAGTAACTGCAACGCGGAACACGGTGTCCGGGTCATCAGCAACGATAGCCACGATATCACCAGCGGTGACGTTACCGGGGTAGTACTGCGACCAGATACGCTGCTTGGTAGCAGGCACGGTGTAGTAGCAGCCCAGGAACACACCCACGGTCGGCGTAGCAATCGTGTTGGCAACGTTGGTACAAAAACCGCTAGTAATGTTTACAAAATCGCCGCAGTAAATGGCGGTGTTGTAGTTGTAGGCAATCGGGATGTTACGGGTCGAGCCCGCGAACACCTGACCACCAATTAGATTTACGGGCTTGAAGCCGTAAGGGGCATCGACAATAGGGTATGCCATGTTGATTCCTTGAGGTTAAGTACCACGCCCAAACGATACCTTCGTGCTGCGCTCCTTGAAGAGCGGCATACGGGGGTCGTTATCGCGCATGAAGTTGTTGTCAATAGACTGCATCTGCCCATCAGCTTGCGCCCGGTAATAGGCATCGCGCTGCTCAGCAAATTCAGTCGGGGTTTTGCAAAGCATCAAACCACCGATTTCGATACTATCAGGGTACCGAGATTTGTCGCTCATGCTCATGAGTTGGACTTCGGGGTGTTCAGATGCCTTAACAGGCTCCCAACCTTCGCGTAGCTTTGAGGACACATTCATTGGGTCATCATTCCCCAACGTGCTGACACGCACCCACCTAAACACATACCCGGCTTCCGGGTTAGGGGTGGGCAACAACTGCGGGGGCATCCACTTCTTCGGACGCTCCATCTTTGCACGGGATTCAAACTCTCGGGGCAGTCGTGTATCAGCCATTTTGTTTCCTCATATCTTCTGCAACTTGCTTAGCATAAAGCTCCAGGGGAACCCCAAGCCTTTTAGCAATGTTTACCTGCGTTTGCGTCAGCACGATTTTACGCGGTGCTGTACTTCGGGTAGCAGGTGCCACAACGTTAGACTGCCTATTTACCTTTGTGTCTGTAGAGGTATCCGCATCTACATTCTTTACAGGAAAGAGTTGATTAATCTCTTTGTTAATCCTGCGGTAATAATCGTCTGACGTTGGGTTTACTCCTTCGTCCATCAAATCCTGATGCACCGCCAAGGCTAATGCCGTCTTCCTACGATCAGCCCCGAACCAAGGATTGGCTTCCCGCCACGCCTGTGCTTTGGGGTCAACCGTCTGACTTTGGGCAGAAGTCTTTACGGGTTCTGCGGTGGACTGTACCTCAGGCTCTTTAGGTTGTAAAGGGGCCGGCCTGAAGTTATTGAGCTTGTCACTCTTGATTTTTGCAGCAGTCAACGCCTCTTGCGCAGCTAACAGCGCATCAGAATCGCCCGCTTCATGGGCGGCTTTGTACTGCCGCTTTGCCTCTTCAGCTTCTGCATCAACAACCTTTTTGGCCTGCTCAAGAAGCGCAGTTTGACCACGGGTCAGGTTACCCTGCAGTTGTTTGTTCTCTTCAATAGCCTTCTGAGCAATACGAATTGCTTCGTCTTTCTCACGCATCGCAGCTTCTTTAGCACGACGCTCTTCGTGGTAGCCTTTGGTAAAGTGCTGGATACGCCCACGCACTTTCTCGCTGTACCCTTCCAGTTCCTCATCAGTAACATCGGCAGGCGCCTCTTTCATCGCCGGACGGTTCTGGTCTTCTGCTGGGGTGTCGTCTACTACTTCAATCTCAATTTCAGACTCAGTAGCAGCAGCTTTTTTCTCTTCCCCTGACTCATCGGGGAATTTGAACTCGGTATTGGTAGTCATGTACGCTCCTAGTTAGATGCGGCCAAAACCACGGGGGTCTTGAACTACAGCTTCGACGCTATCATCATTGATGATGCGGAACTCTTGCCCGTGGATTTTCACCCGCGTTCCAGTGTTAGGGCGCACCAGCACGAAGTCACCTTCTTTGCACGATGGGCCACTGGGGAACCGGGCCTTATCTGCGTACGCATCAGGGCCAAGTTTCAGCACAAACAGCACAGGAGACAACAGCTCTTCGTAGTGGATCGTCTTATCCGCTTTAATGATACCACTATCGTACTCTTTTTCAATGTTGGGTAACGCGCACAACAAATGAAAAGTAGTCGGCACCGGAAGCTGTTTAGGCTTTTCATCGGCGGCTTGCATAGCCGCTTTAACGTGCTCAGGTACTGCAATTTCAATCATCACCATTCTCCAGTCTACGCACGAGGTCTTGTAGTAATTGTTGGGTAAAGGAAAGACCCCGGAGTTCCCCTACCAACGCTTTGTATTCCTCAAACGTCTTACAGCTACCGGACACAACCGCAATTTCAAGCCCCTCTTTATGGCGAGTGATCTCTTTAAGTACGTCCGTTAAAACCTGCATTTGGTGTCCTATTAGTTTGTTGAGACTTCATCCCAGCTTTTACCACATCGGCTTGAATCCGCTTGTCGCCCTGCCGCTCTTGCGATTGTAGCCTCGCCCCTTCTTTCTTCGCATCAATAGCAATTCTATCTCGCTCAATTTGAAGTTTCTGCTGCGCTAACTGGAACTCTTGGGTGTTTTGTTCCTTCTTTCGCATCAGCTCTTGTTCCTTTAATTGCAGCTCCTTCATCTGCATTTGCATGTTGGGGTCTTGCATTTGTTGCTGGGCTTGTTGCGCTTGCGCTTGCTGCTGATTAGTTTGCATCAGTTGCTGCGATGCTTGCGCGACAAGTTGCGACAATTGTGCTTCAGACTGTGGGTCCAGCTTCGCGTCAGGCGGCGGCAGTGGCACACCTAACTGCTGCTCTACCTTAGAACGGTAGCTGAACGCTAAATGCTCTGCAATGTGCGCCATCATGGCGCCTTGCATTTGCTGGGCCATCGGGCTCTGCCCAATCATCTGCATCACACTCGGGTCTTGCATCATCGCCATGTGGGTGGCAATGTGGGCATCGTGATCCTGGGTGATAAACGCCTTAGTAGGTTTACCTGTCAGGAACGACATATTCTCGCTGATCGGGTCGCGGGGCAATTGGTCCTCATCTACAGGTACTAACTTCTCAGCGTTCTTAATACCCAACACCTCCAACATCTGACGGTGCAACTGAGGCAGGTCGTAAATCTGTGGTGCAGACTGCGCCAATTGAATAGCCGCTTGGTACTGCATGATCCGCTGCGCCATCGTGGCCGCATTCGGGTCGCTGACCGGGATTACTTCCGAAGTCGAGTAGTCTGATTGTTTAGCCTTACGCTCTGCGTTCGACGGGTCGTAGGTGTATTCCTCAGGGGTATTTTCCTCAATGATCTTCTTGAGTAACTTGAACTCCATGCGCAGTGACGCATGCACCCGCGCCTGCACAGCAGACATGGTTTTTAGCGTGCGCTCCAGCAGAGCCAGGGTGGTACCGACAGGTGCCTGCGCACTCATGTCGGAGATGTTCATGTCACTGATAGCCCCTAAACGCCGGCCTTCCTCAGTAATCTGGTTCAGCAAGGCCAGCAAGGTTTGGGAGGGCTCCTTGTATGGGAGCGGCATGATGTTGTCGCGCACGGTGCCGCTGGGCACGTCTACATCGCGGAACTCACCGGGGGCGATGGGGGTGTCATCCCCCTTGATCCGCAGCCCCCGCGACTTCAGACCACCGGGCAGATTGCTCAGTGATCCTGCATCGACCAACTGACGAATAAGCGACGTACCAGCGCGGGCATAACCGCCGATCAAATGCACCAACCCCAAGCCGTAGGCGCCGAACCCAGGGATGTAGGTGTACTGCACGAAGTGCTGGCGTTTCTGTTTACGCTTGTCTTCTTCTTCCCAATTCCGGTAGATAGCCAGAACCTTTGAAGACCCACGCTCAATGGTGACAATATACGGACGGTCAATTTCGTCTTCGTCTTCGTCGCCTGGGATCGTGTAGTCAAGGTGAAGCTCAAGCACTTGGTACCGATCATCGTCGGTGAGCGAATACCCTTGCTCTTCTGCCTTCTTCTTTTCTACGTCAGTGAAGAACCGTACCGGGTCGCCTAACTCTACGTCACGGTAGAACCCTGCAACCTGCAGCTTCTTGATGTCGTTCTTAGTCTTCCGCATCACATGCGTGACACGCTCAGCGTTATACACACTGCTGGCGCCATACGGCATCACCACATCTTCCGGGGGCAAGAAGATCGCCGTCTGACGCTCCAGCGCCGGATCGTAGTACACCTTCTTAAACGCCGCACCTGCAAGCCCCAGCGTGTACAGCATACGCTCATGCTCATGACGATACTCAATCATCACCTCAGTGAGTTGGTAGTTCATGTCATCACGCACGCGCTCAGCCGCTTCTTCTTTCATGCGGTCGATGGCGCCAATGATCTGCGTCTTCACCGGGCCTTGCGCCGGGAAAGTCTCCGTAATCATCTCCGCTTGGAAGCGAATACCCGCCTCAGTCAGCAGGGTCGAATACACACCGCATGCACCAGCCCACGGTTCAGTACGCTCTTCGTACTTCATCCCCAGAACTTCAAGCCCCTTAACGAAGGCGTCAACCCAGTCTTTACGGCTGTTGATATCTGTCTCAACGAGGTCAACAAGCTCACTTGAGAGTTTGCTAAGCTCACCCTCATCCATATCCTCTGCTAAGTTTGCACCAAAGCCAGGCTCAATTTCTTCCTCATCGTCTTCTACCTCTTCACCCTCAAGGATAATCTCAATCACAGGTTCCTCAGAATCAGGGCCTGTTGGGATGGCACCAATACCCTGCATAGGGTTAAACGGGGTCATTGCCTTATCAAAATTGGTAGCCATATTCATCCTTGTTGCGGGTTACACTTAGTAGTACGCAGCCCTGCGACTGCTCTTGAAATACTGCACTTCATCTGGGAGGTCACTCGGAAGAGTGATGAACCCACCCTGCCTAAACCTAGCTAACGCCATACTTGTTACGTCAACCATGTCATCATGGCTCCCATACGGGAACGCTACGCACTGTTCAATCAATTCCTCAGCCCAGCGCCGCCCCTCAGGGTACCACACCATGCCACTGCGCAGGATATCCGCGACAGCATTCACACGGGCGATCTTGTCCCCAGTGCTTTTAGACGGGGTGAACTCCTGCACTGGAATCCCCATGCGCCGAAGCTCCTGATAAAGCTGCGTCCCGGCTGACTTCTTTTCCACAATCAGCGCGTCTGGTTCCCAGTCCTTGTACTCCCGCATCGCAAGGTCTTTAAGCTCTGGAAACTCAACACGCACGTTGATAACGTTCAGCAGTATGAGGTGTGACGCGCCATCTGTGAGTCGATCATCGCTAAACACACCCCACGTAGCCAACGCAGTAAAGTCGGCCCGGTTGTGTGCTTCTGCCGCGGCGTCCAACGTCATGATGACGTACTCGCATCGTGGCGCATCTTCCTTCGTCCACTTCTGCCACCATTCACGCTTAATAATCGCCGCTTCTTCAGCAGTCGGCGTCTGCATGTACTGCGCATTCCACTGGTACGCAGGCATCGAAGCCTTGGTGCGCTTCAACGCATCCAAATCGAACTTCTCAGGCCACAGTGCTTTAGGCCCTGAGTCTGTATCTAGGATCGCCGGGAATTCAAAGACCTCATACTGGTCTGCATCCTCGTTCGTACTGCCATCCTTAACCAAGTGTCCAATGAGGTCATCTTGGTGCCACCTTGTATGCACGATGGCAACCCGACCACCCGACATCAATCGCGTTCGGGCACCTGTGGTGAACCACTGGTACGTCTTCTCTAACGCATCGAAGTTGCCATTTAGCAAATCTTGTTCACTATGAGGATCATCAACAAGCAGCAAATCAGCGCCTCGACCAGCAATACTAGCCCCCACACCACAACTAAAGTATTCTCCACCTTCATTGGTGCTCCATCGTCCTGCGCTTTTGGAGTCTTGTGCGAGTGTGACATTAGGAAAAATCTCCTTGTATGCCTGCGAATTGACGATGTTACGCACTTTCCGACCGAAATCCACAGCCAGATCACCAGTGTGCGAGGCCATAAGCACCTTCTTATCCGGGTATTTGCCCAGAAACCACGCCGGAAATAGCGTAGAAATCAGGTGAGATTTGCCATGTCGGGGTGGAATAGACACCGCAACACGGTCTTTTTGACCAAACGCAATCTCCATTAGAAGCTCTGCAAGCTTTTTGTGGTGCGTAGCCACCATATACGATGGGTCTATGTGCTTGCAAAACTCAATCAGGTCGTTTTCGCACCTCTTTGCGTGGGTGCGGCGCTCTAATTCCTCTACGATAAAGAGGATTTGCTTCTGTTCTTCAGGCGTAAACGCGGATAGATTAGTGTACAGAAGCTCAATGTCTTCTGGAGATAGCCCGCTAGCTTCTATCATGCTTATTGCACGCTTCGCAGCGCTTCTCGGACATCAATCACCCTACTATCTAAGATAGGACCGCTGATGATTGTGGCGTCAACTGCTTCTGTGATGCCCTTTAGCTTGCGCAACTTAGCTTTGAGTGTATCTTCAAGCTCAATAGTAGACTTTGTGTTGATAGTCACCTCTGTACGCTCACTAAACAAGCCTACATCACTGATTTTACCCAGTAACTCTAGTGCTTTCATGCGAATACGTGCGTCCATGTTATCAGATTCGATAACAAGTCTATTGT